GTGTACCTGCTAGTTTTGCAATGTATATCGCTATGGGAAGCCTACTTGCTCCTGAGCTGGTTAAAGTAGGTCCTGTGATTGGAATTATCAGCTTCTTTTCAGCAGTAGTATTCTACTTTGCAGGAGCTATGATGGGCACAGGGGCTTACTATACAATGACAGGACGGTAACATGAAGAAAAGAGACTTAATGGTACTGGCTAAACGGCTATCAGTTGTAGAGCTCTTTTCCCTAGATATTGAAACCACAGGGCTAGATAGGTACAGGGACAAAATAGTCTCTGTGCAAATCAGCTACGACTTTAACAGGAAGGAATATGACCATTTCATCTGGTGGGAACAGTACACTAAAGAAGAATGGAAAGCCTTCCTGAAAGCCATAGCTAAGCTGAACATGGTTACTCATAATGGTAAGTTTGATATTCTGTTTCTATATGTTCACACAGGAGTATTCATGGAGCTTTACATGGATACACAGGTGCTGGCTCATGTCTCTGGTGAGGTAGAGCTTGGTTTGAAGTCTCTTGTGGTAAAATATTTTGGTGATGATTATGATGTGAGCAAGGAAATTAAAGTCTCAGGTAAGCGTGATAGTCTGAATACTCTCAAAGGATTTATCACAAAGTATTTCACAGGAGTAGAGCTTGTCATGGAACAGACTACTGAGGAAAATGCTAATGCTTTCTTGTCAGGACTAAAAACCAAGGCACAGAAGAACGCTTGTAACCTCATTGACAATGAAGATGGAACGTTTGATGTGACCCGAAAATGGGTACACAAAGACCGAACAGCCATGAATAAATTAGCCCAGCAGGTCTATGATGAACTTGAAGGGGATATACTTATCACTGGAATGTCCGTAGAAGCCACTGACAGGCTCTGTAAGGCGTTTGAAAGTCTTGATAGTGTAATTGTACTAGAGACGCTAAAAGACGTGACACAGGAGCTTATAGAGGCTAATAACAAGAAGCTAGTTGTCTATGGAAAGAAGGACACACGATACACGCTTAAGCTAGTGCCTATATTCAAGAAAATCATCACAAAGTACAAGATGGTTAAGGTGTACAAGCATGAAATGAGAGCCTATAAAGCCTACTCTATCATTGAGAAGCAAGGTATCTATCTTGACCCTAAGAGAGGCGAGGTAAGTGAACAGCTAAGGGTTGAGTACACAGAGCTCCTTGAAGAGCTCAATGAGGTGGCTGAAATCAACTGGAACTCAACACAGCAGGTAGCCAAGGTGCTATTTGGCAAGAAGGGTGCTCCTGTGATTGTAGATGGCAAAGAGGTTGGAAAGTCACTTGGACTGAAACCTATGAAGAAGAGTGGCTCAGGAAATCCTAGCACAGATGATGAAACCCTTGTGGAGCTGTCAGCTGTGAGTGATGTTGCTAAGAACCTGAGAGAGTATAAGAGATTAACTAAGCTGGATACCTTTATCAAGTCATGGGACGAGATAGCGGTAGACGGACAAATTCACCCTAGCTTTAATATCACAGCTAGGACAGGAAGGACAACCTGCTCAAACCCTAATCTTCAACAAGTTCCACAGAATAGCAATGTGCGTGGAATTATACATGGAAGAAAATGGTATAATATTATAGAAGCAGACTACTCCCAGCTTGAACTGCGTGTAGCCGCTGAATTTTCAGGAGATAAGAATATGATACATGCTTACCAATCGGGAAGCGATTTGCATACAAAAACACAAGAGCTGATGTTTGGAAACCTTGAGGGATTAGACCATGATGAGCTTAAGAGAAAACGGACTCAGGCTAAATCATGTTTCAGTGGAGATACTGAAATTCTGACAGATAAAGGGTTTGTACCATTCAATATGTATGATGGGGTGACTAAAGTAGCTCAGTATGATAAGGAGACAAGAGAGATTACCTATACTAAGCCTATGGCTTTTGTAAAGTATGAAGACCAACCTATTTATAGGTTTACAAATGAGAATTGTGATATAGCTTGTACGGGAAATCATAATATTCTCCTAACACACATGTCTAGTAGCTATGTAGATAAACCTATCAACACTATAATAACCATGGATAGTGTACATACTTTGCCAAAATCAAGAAAGAGTATGACAACTCATGCAGGTTGGTTATCTTGTAAAAAGGATTATGTAGAGGATAGTCTGACAAGGGCAATAGCTTCTGTAGTTAGTGATGGTCATATAACTGAAAATTTCTCTTCTGTTGAGTTTTCATTTAAGAAGAGGAGAAAGCATATTAGATTCTTAAGGGTTATGAAAGGGGCAGGAATTTCCTTTACAAGACACTTTAGGGACTCTGCTAAAGACTACTATCATTACTCTATAAAGAGAAGCAATCAAGATAATGAGAGTTTATTCTTATTGTTAGAGAAAGTAGTAGATAGAGGTAAGACTTTGAAGAGGGCTTCTCTTGATGTGCTTAATCCTCTAGCCTACCTAGATGAAGCTCAGCATTGGGACGGAAGTTTAGATACTCATGGTCTTTGCAGATTTACTTGTTCAAATTATGAGACAATATCTATTATGCAAGAAATGGCTGTGTTAAGCGGTATAAGGGCTAGAATATCTGAGTTCAATATTGAGAACACTAATAACGTAGCTCCTCTGTATTGCCTATCCTATAACATGAACAAAGACACTTATGCTAGAGTCTCTACTAAGGACTTTCCTAAAGAACCGACAGAGGTGGGGGATGTCTACTGTGTCCAAATGCCGAAAGGGGTAATAGTAACTAGACTAAACGGAAAAGTAACTATTATTCCTCAATGCAATTTCGGATTTATCTATGGTATGCAGGCTAAGTCATTCCGAGATTATGCAAAGGGCTATGGGCTAGATTTGTCACAGGGAGAGGCAGAAGATTTTCGTAACAAATTCTTTGAAGCTTATCCCACCTTACCTACATGGCACAAGAAGAACATTAACTTTGCTCAAAGTTATGGATATGTAGAGTCTCCTATAGGGCGTAAACGCTTCTTAAGGGACATCTGGTCTGATGATTGGGTAAAGAGGTCTTCTGCTGAAAGACAGGCTCTTAACTCAGCTGTGCAAGGGTTCGGAAGTGATTGCTGTATCTCAGCCATGGCAGATATTGTATTCTCAGATGATTTAGACCACAGTAGGGCTAGAATAATTGGCACAGTGCATGACGCAATCCTTGTTGAAGCTGAGGAGGATTATGCTCAGGAAGCTTCTGAAATTATCAAGAAGCACATGGAGAACCCCTCAATACTTAAAGGAATAAAGATGGAAGTACCTCTTGTGGCTGATGTAGAAATCGGTAAGGGCTGGGGTATTCACTAAGGAGGAATAATGATAGAAGAATACTGTAATAAATGGGGAATACTCCCTGAGTGCCTACACATTGTAGAATGTTTGGAAGGCAACGAGCACTACACCTATGCTGGGGGTAATGTCCACTCAGCCAAGGAAGGTGACTATATCGTTGTCTCAGATGACCTGCTCACCTTCTCTGTGCGTAAGGTTACTGATGTGTTCCAGAATAAGGAGGTAGTAAAGGCTATCCTAAATGGTGACCCTGATATTTACCCTATTGTGCAGAATGTCTCAAGTGGAGTTAAGTGCCTGCTCAGAACAGCTGACAAAGTAGCTGACAATGACAGACTTAATACTATGCTAAAGGAGCGTCTAGGAGTTACCCTCACTGAGGTAAACAAGGCTCTAAAGGAGTTTAAGCATGATAATCTGGGATAAGAATTGCTACACAGAGCAGGAATACCGTGATATTAAGAAACAAAATCGAAAGGCTTTCTTACTAGACCCTGAGGGTTACTGTGAAAAGCAGAAGGAGTTCAATCTAAAGTATGTACTAGTCACAGATAAGAATACCTACTACATGAATAACTGGATTAAAGGCACAGGGTATATCAAGAAGGAACTTGGAGATAATGTAGGACGATATTGGTCAGCCATGGAGGTGTTTAACCTCAAACATGCCTTACCTAAGAACTATGTCTCACTAAAATTCTCAGTAGACGTAGGGGATAATATCCTTGTAAGATATATCTCACATACCTGTATGTTTGAGTGTATGATTAGGGAGACTACCCTAAACTACAAAATCTACTATGGTGATAAAAAGGAAATTGAGGAGGTGGTACTTTAATGCCTAAGACAAGTATCAAAATGCAAATTGAGCTTCCTAAGGAGCTTTCAGACAACTTACTGACTATCTCAGGGTATTTAGGGATTAAGCGTAACGAGGTAATCGCTGACGCTTTACGTGAATACTCAGAGCGTGTCACACCTAATGCACAGGAATATGAGCGCAAGCTCTCAGAATACAAAGAAATGCTACAGAAAGAGCTGTTCGGAGTAGAAGCTCCTGTGAAAGACGTTTACGTAATTGAGTCAGATGAAGAAGACTTTGAAGAAGATGACCTAGATGTAGAAAACTTTATGAAGGAGCTTAAACTGAAATGACAGTAAACAAAGACAGCTCAGTAGGTATCACAGAAGACCTGATTACAAATATCATGAACCTCTGTGCCTCTGAGTACCACATGAATATCCTTGTAAGGAAATATGAGGATAAGCTCTCATTCTGGTATGCAGATAACGCTAAGGAAGACCAAGATGAGATTTTGAAAGTAGATGAAGCTTTAAGAGAGACTGAGCTACTTTTAAAAGAAACCACAGAAAACAGACGTAAGGCAATGAAGCTACTAAAGGAGCAGGCTAATGAGGAAGGTAACCCTGATATGTGGTGCTTGCTTAAGCATATGTTCACAGCGGTTATTACCTCCTTTGAGGTATGGCAGGTAGACCTATCTAACTTGAAAGCCAAGTATGGATTTATTGAGCAATCCAGAGCCATGAATAAGGTACTGGCAATGTTCCTAGGCTTCCCTGTGACACCATGCTCAGCATGTCTTACAGACCAGCTAGAACAGGAAGGAAAGTAATAATGGCGATAGGAGATATTCTTGATTTAATGAGTCCTTATGCTCAGTGTGAAATTGCCTACTATCGGAATGATGATACTGTAGTGCCTTACTGTTATCGTTTTGATGGCTTTACAACACAGCACACAAAGGAGTTTAAGTTACTTGACAAGACTATCCCTGTGAAAAAGATTACTACAAGAAACCATGTAATCATGCTGATTGTAACACAGGAGGAGTTAATTGGTAGTTGAGATTGTAACAAACCCTTATTACTTATCAACAAAGAATACACGAATAAATGTACTGGCACAGGTGAGAGAGTTTAAGAAGACTCTGGAGAGCTATGGTGTTGGATATAAAGTAGCGGAGCTTGATGATGAGCACAAGGAGTTCTTATATGAGATTATGGAGGAGGACTATTATAAATTAGTAAGATTTAAAGGTCCTATGCCTGACTCATTTGAGGAAATGTTAGAAAAGCCTGAGTTTATGAGAAATTCCTTTGTGATTGACAGGGATAAGTTTAAGATAGGCTTCGTAAACTCAGAGGAAGACCCCTATAGTATGTCTGTGTTCAAACCACGGACTATGAAGCGGTCTTCAATATTGGATAGCCTATCAGCAGTATATTATGATAAAGGAGTCTCATGAACAGATATAGTATTTCACGGGTAAACACTTACCTAGAAAATCCATGGAAACACTGGTGCAAGTATATTGCAAAGTACAAGCCAAAAGAAGGCAAAATCAACACTGTGTATATGGATAGAGGAACAGTCATGCACCGTGTTATGGAGCTTGTAGCTACAGGCACAGACAGCAAGGAAGCCCTAAAGCAAGCCTCTGTTGTAGACTTTGCACAGGAAAGTATTGACGGAGGGATTAGAGCCTCTGAGCGCTACTTTGAACACTTCGGATTTGAAGGACTATTTAAGACTACTGAGGTTGAGAAAGAGATTACTCTCGACATTTCAGAGGAAGTTGGTCTTGGCACAGAGGTAGGGTTTATTGGCTATGTGGACGCAGTTCGGACTAATGAAGACGGCTCTGTGACCTTGGTTGACTATAAGACATATAGCACAAAACCTGCACAGGATAAAATGGTGCTATCATTACAGGCTAATATGTATATGTATGTAATGACTAAGCTAGGCTACAATGTACGAAACTTTGTGTTTGAGTGTATCAATCCTAAGGAAAAGCTAGTAGGTAGAGCCTACAAGTACCTTGCTATTGATATGTCATACAGAGAGGCTCTGTGTGATGAGTTCTTTGAACAGTTTTGTATGCTTGTACGAATGATTGAGCAAAATCCTGAGTTCAAAATGTATAAATATGGTGACTACATGCCTGACATCTATGATGAGCTGTTTAAGGTATGGCAAGGAATTGTCACAGAGGACTTTGATACCTTTGTAGCAGAGAACTTTTTGGAGGAAGAGTGATATGTGGAAATACTTGTTTGCCGTAGCCCTAGGCTTTATAATCGGGGCACTAGCTTACTCATACCATATTCAAGAACACACAATGCCTATTGAAGAGGTTGAGCAGGGCTATATCACAAAAGACGCTAGTGTTGACTTAGCTAAGAAGGCTTACTTTGAAGGAAGAAAAGACCAGCAGGAAGAAGACCTAGAGCTTCGTTCGGCTGTTCAGGAGGTTAAAAATGGAGGAAATTAGAAACCCTCAGCGTTACACACAGAAGGGTAATAAAATGGAGTGCTGGGACTTCTGGCTACATTATGGACTTAACCCCCTGATTGCCTCAGCTGTGAAATATGTATGGCGCTATAAGGATAAGAATGGGAAACATGACCTTGATAAGGCTCTTGTGTTCCTGCACAAGGCTAGGGAAGAGGCTGAAAGAGTATATTACTCTGTGTCTTGTGCAAAATTCCCTGAGTTTGAGGAGTATAAGGCTATGACCTATCCTCAGTATTTGATTATTGCTAATTCTGTGCTCACAACTGAGGCAGAAAGTTACCTATTAGGTATTGATAACATGATTACCTTGATTAACAAATTGATTGGAGATGAGTATGACATTCATTAAGAAAAACATTAACACTATTATTAACATTGCTTTGGTAATTGCCCTTGGATTTTCATTCCTGTACACACAGAGCGTTGAGGCTAAATTCACTAAGCTTAAGAAAGACTCAGAAGCACGTATCACAAAGATTACTAAAGCCACAGAGAACTATGGTAAGAAGCTAGATGAAGCCCTTGAGGCTAATAACAAGGTGAACAAGAGCCTAGATGAGCTTATTGCTTCCTTGAAGGCTAAATATGTGGATAACAACGGAGGTCAGTAATGGAATACATCATTATTGGAGTAATGTTCCTCATAATGCTGTTGATGTTCTTCTGTGACATTGGTAAGTACAGTGGCTATCCTAAGGAGTCCCTAATCCGTGTACGCTATAAGGACACAAAATACTCCTTTGGGACACAGGCGGTCAATGGGGACTGTGTAGATATGTATGTACCTCAGGATATTGAGTACAAGGCAGGAGATACTGTTAAGGTTGACTTTGGAGTAGCAATGGAGCTTCCTGTAGGTTATGAAGCCCATGTATATCCACGCTCAAGTACCTTTAAGAACACAGGGCTGTTACTGACTAACTCTGTGGGTATCATTGATAATGACTATAATGGTGATGATGATACTTGGGGAGCTATGTTCTATGCCACACGTGATGGGAAGCTTGAAGCAGGACAGCGTGTGTGTCAGTTCCGTATCTTTAGAAATCAACCTGACCTCATTTTCTTACCAGTAAAACACTTAGGTAATGAGAATAGAGGTGGCTATGGCTCGACGGGTAAATAGGAAGTTGCCATGGGTGAAGTTCCGTGATACTGAAATGGCTTATGGAAGCAGGCTCACCCTGAGGGCTTTCTACAGGTATAACAAAGGGCGTAATAAGATATATGTCTATAAGAAAGATGGATATACGCCTGAATTTATCATCAATAACACAGGACATATTAACTATGATTGGGGAAGAAGTAACCTAAGAGAATATGGTTCAAGTACCATTTTACAATTTTATGTAAAAAATGATGAATTTTTTGTAAAAATTTAGCAAAAAGGTATTGACTTACTCCAATCCCTGTGATACACTATATTAGAACTAAACAAAAAGGAGATATTGCAATGAAACTTAAATCATTGTCTAAGGTGCGCCTACACCAAATGACCGTACTTTTCGGAAAAAGCGGTTCAGGCAAAACAAGTGTGATTAACTCACTTCCGGGCAAAACGCTCATCATTGACACTGACCGTGGACTAGCTTCTGTGAGCCCCACTGATAGCGTTGATGTAGCTGAGTGCTACAACTGGGAAGATGTCCTAGAAGCGTTTGCAATCGCTAAGACAGGTGACTATGAAAGCATTGCTGTTGACCACTTTACAAACGTCCAAGAGTTGTGCTACAAGCATATCATGGAAAAGTACAAAGTGGATAAAATGCAAATCCAGCACTATGGAGAAGCTTCTCCATTACTTAAAGGACTTGTTGACCAGCTGGTCGGTTTTAGCTATGATGGCAAAAATGTTCTTGTACTTGCACAGGAAATGAGCATTAACGTTGAGGAGGACGAAGGTGAAGATGTACCACGAGTAATTTGCCCTAATGTATCCCCAGCTGTACGCTCCTATCTGCAAGCTTCTGCACGGATTGTAGCCCATACACAGAAGGAAAACAAGAAGACCTTTGAAAATGGCAAGAAGTCCATTGAGGAAGTCTATATCGCTCAGGTAGCAGGTAACCCTATCTTGACTACCAAGGTTACACGTAAGCCGGGAATTGAAATTCCTAACAAGATTAAGAACCCTACATGGGCTAAGCTCACAAAACTCATCACAGGAGAGACTTCTAAGAAGCCTGCTAAGGCTAAAGAGGAAGAAGCCCCTGTGAAAGAAGAAAAACCAAAACGCAAACGTGCTACTAAGAAATCAGAAGAACAATAAGAAATAGGAGATATTTACAATGGCAAAAATTAAATTTACAGCAGAAAAGAGCGAAGGACTCTCATTCACTTACACAGAAGGAACTTTCACAGTAGTTATTCAAGCCTTTGAATGGGTAGAGCACTCAGTACAAGGCAAAAAGCCCTACTATAAGGTAACCTTCCGTGGAGACTTTGGTACTGACACAAAAACCTATGGTTTTCGTATGTTTGATACAGCATTTGGACGTGCTGACCTTTATGACCTTGCAGAGGCTGTAGGACTTGACCCTAAAGGTGAAATGGACACAGAGGACTTTATTGACCGCTATGTGAATATTACCCTTGAAGAAGGTGAGCCTTACAATGACAAGCCTCAATGGGACGTGGTAGCGATTGAACCTGCTGGTGACGTTGAAGATGATGAAGACGATTACGCAGATGATGATGACGAAGATGATGAGTGGGACGACTAATCCCAGCTACGATACATTTATCGAGGAAGTCAATTCATGGTTAGAGAGAGGTAAGGACTCATTTGAGGGAGCACTTAGTCTTACAGATAGTAAGGTTACGCTTAACCCTAGAGAGTTCCCACCTCTCTTTTATCTAAAGGAAAATGTTCAGCGGATACTACACCTATTGGAGGTGTATAAAAATGCTGATACATTTGACAAGCTACTCACTGTGTTTATAAACATATATGTCAAGGACTATGATACGATAATGGAGTATAGCCTTCCGGGAGGATTCTATACCATTGAGGAGGCTTACACTCTAGCACAGAACCTTAGGAATGGAAGCAGAGAGAGCTACTTTGAATTTTCTCTAGGGGCGTTCATGTCAACTATACCCTACCTAGCTGTGGATAAGAGGGTAGGCTACTACAGCTTAATCAAAGCTATCAAGCCTATCACAGGATACTCTGGTAGGCACATAGAGCTTGCTAACATGCTATATCTAATGCCTGAGTGTAAGGTATCCATGAGGCTAAGTCCTAACAGGAAGGAACAATTATTCAAGGTATATGATTTGTATGGAAGGCTAGAACACAGGAGTGAATTGACAACCTATATATCTAACATTGACTTTAGATGGTGGTGTTATCAAAATAGGAGGGTGTACCCCCCTGTGATTGGTGACTACAAGAAACTTACTATGAAGAAAGAGGATTTTATAATTCCTGAGAGGATAAAAAATGAGAACATTAACCTCCTATACGATAAAACATATAGATGAAATGGGAGACTGTTATCTTGAAGAGACAGTAGAGTCTCTCCAAGCTAGAAATGAACGGCTTCGTGAATGGGCAGGAGGCTATCCTTACTCAACTGTTAAGACAGGCGACATTACTGTGCTTAGTAAAATAAATGGGGAAGAGGTGTGGTTCTATGTCAACAAAGATATTTGATGAAGCCTATGACAAAGAAATATTCGAGTTAAATCGAAATATTCCTGAAAGAGTAATTGCAGAAGACGGTACTCTCTATGACACAGAGGGTAATGAGATTTCCCTTGATGAGGCTATCAAACGCTATGTTGCCCTTGAGCGTGAGGTCAAGATACTCGCCGCTGTGAAGTCTACTAAGAGCAAGCTTCGCACAGAGTTTAATGCAAAAAGAAAAAAGACCTTGCGTAAAGAGCAAGATATGTACTACCGTATTATTGCTGATTTGCAAGAGACAAAGAAGCTCTCTAAGGCTGTAGGGCTTGCTAGAAACACCCTTACTACTCGACATGGTAAACGCAGAAGGAAGCCTACTGTGAAGGAAGCTAAGGCTAGGCTAATGAAGGCTCTTAAGGAGTATGAACGTGCCAAGGACCGTGCACGGGAAGAGCGTCAGAGAAAAAGACAACAAAAAAAGACCAATTAAGGTCTTTTTATTTTTAGCAGTTACAGTCCTTCTTAGGCACTTCTGGCGTCTTCAAGCAGTCTGGAAGTCCTGTGCCAGCAATAGGGTGATACTCAACCTTGATATTATGCACACGGAATGTTCCTGATGAAGTATTGTTCTGAATAACCTCTATCACGATATTTTGTCCCTTAGGTAGCACAATGGTATCTGAGCAAGGCATAGCTCCATCTGTGAGCCCTGTCATTTGCCAGTGGATACCACGTTGCTTAACCATATCAGACTCATCACCGGGCCAACCTTCACCGCTTGTGCGGACTACAAAGGTCATGGTATTATCCACAGCAGGGTTAAGCTCATTACCATCAGCACACCAGCGGATATAGCAATGCATGTCTTGGTCAAATGTTCCTCGCTTACCATCATCAATACCTCCTTGTGTGTCCCAGCCATACTCTGAGTCCTTGTAGAGGTTGATAGCATACCGTGTCATGATAGGCTTGTAGAAGTTCTGCCCTTCTACCCCTGTGTGTCTGTAATACTTAGTTTCATAGCCCTGATTACCCTGAGCTTTCAGGTATTCTGTGATACATTGGAGTAAGTCCCAAATAGCACAGATGTTCTGAATAACATGCTCAAACTGACAAGCAATCTTTTGGAAAGCCCGTTTAAAAAAGTTTTTATCATAGCAGTCCTGATTTTGGGTTGCACAGGCGTATCTTCCGATACCCTCGTTATTCTCTTTCCGTAGAGCGTCACAGTCTGCTGGATAGATGTCCTCACAGGCGCAATCCTCATACCAGCACTTATCCTTATATTCTTCTTTGTATGAAGCCATTATCTTCCTACCTTTCCTTGAGCTACCCATTTATTATCTAGGTAGATACGGTTAGCTCCAAATCCTTCTGTCTTAGCCTTACTCTGGTCTATGGTAGAGTTTGGAGGTACTTTCCAAGCTCCACCAGCATAGACCTTCATGTCCTTGTTTAGTGTAGTGAATGAGGTGAACTGACCTCCTGCTGTCTGCCTGATAGCCCAAGGCTTAATCAGCACAGCAGGTGAAATGACAATCTCAGATGGTATAGACCAGTTTAAGAATATCTCAGAGGACTTATCTCCTGAAAACCAACTGTGGACGAATTTAACTACTCCCATTGAGGAGTTAGTGGTATAGAGGTTAAGCTCCACAGCTTTGTTAAATGGTCTATTGACATTCTCATTAAATCCTCCTGTGATAGGGAACTGTTTCTCAATCACAAGCTGGTCAAGGGCTGTAAACTTCATTCTAGCGTCAGTACCAGAAGGGTTCACAGGGAGAACCTCATACTTAGCATTACCTACATAAATTTGTAGGTTGTTAATGATGATTTTGTCCCCCTTGTACCCAAAGGTCGGAATGACTTGGAATTGAACTTCCCCTTTACCTACTACAAATTCTCCAGCTCTTTCCTCCCACACAGCGGAAGCATTATCCCAGCCTGAACGTACCTTAAACTCAGAGGCGTTTGTACTCTCTAACTTAAACTTTGTGTTAGCCTTAGCCCATGTTAGGGCTTCTTCCTTTGTGTTGAATGTTGGCATTACTCTACTCCTCCTGCAAGGTCACCAGCGTTAAGTGTGTTAGATGTTCGGATAGCTCTGTTTCCGTTAGGAGTTCCTCCAAACACGTTGATATTACCTGTAGCAATATGACGGTCAGCCTTGAGGCTACCAGCAAGAATGTCTGTACCAGCAACTTCCCAAGCACCTGAGTCTTTAAGGTCTTGTAGGAGCTTCTTCACAGCTGTCTCTAAACTATTATACTTAGTTTGTAGTGACCTGAACTCTGAACGGTCTAGCTTAGAGGCTAAATCACCGAATGTAACTAGGTCATTAGTATTCAAAGAGAAGGTAGTGCCATTAAGGCTCAGCCCATTTCCTGCATAATACTTAGTATCGTTGTCAGCTCTACCCTCTAGGGCAGTAACCTTGGTACTCAGTCCTTGTACAGTAGTATTAAGCCTGTTAATACCTTCTGTGACATCTGTATTGCTTGGTACATCTAGCGAGCTAGCTCCCCAAGAACGAGGTCCTGTGCCCTCATAGAAGCACACACCAGCAATCTGTAGCACAGTATTACTTGGTACACTACTATTCATACGTCCTAGGAGTACCTTAGGCGTAAATGGAGCTGTGTCATATACTTGGAAACTGGTAGTATAAAGAGCCCAGTTGGCATTTACCTTCACAGTGACATCACCATCAATGTTAGTATTCATACCTCCTGTAGAGCTATAAACAATACAAACCTTGGAAGGTGAATACAGGTGATTACTAAAAGTAATCTCACTAGTTGCCTTGGCAAAGAAGCTCACTGTGTACCATGTTCCCGGATTAAGAGGGTAGCCTAGCTGAGCATTGAAGGTATCAGCTGTACCAGCTCCTGTGCCTCTGTTTTTCTCACTGATAGCTAGTCCTAGGTAGTTTCCATTAGGAGCTCCATAAGTGTTAGCAGAGCCGTCTCTAGTGCCCTTAATGAGGTTATCAGCACCTACTAGCAGTGTACCAGAAGGCTCTGGAATACTATCCGTCACAGGCTTGGTAGTCAGTGTCAGGTAAGTAAATCTCACAGGGAATGTCTTAATGTCAATACCATCAATACGTACATTCAGAGCATTTACTTTCAGGTCTTTCTCAGCAAGCGTCCATGTGTAGGTAATCTCATTACCTTTAGCCTGCATAGACTGTTTACCTGCAAGCCAGCCTATATACCAGTTAGTCGGATTAGCCCTGTCATAGGCTTCTAAAGCAAGCTGAGCAGTAGCAGGGATAGCTGATGAGGTATTCACATCAAACTTAGCCTTGATATACAACTTATCACCTACAGAGAAACCTAAGTCACCTAGAGACTTCTTATCTGTGAGATAGTATAGTGGGGCTGAATAATAACCTGAACCTTCAGCACGCTTACCTACCCAGCCGTTACCATGGTACTTGTTAATATAGTTCACAAGAGGAACTTCAACAGCCTTGGTTTCTAAAGCAGGGATTTTATCAATGTTAGCTTTCACAGCTGGGTCAAGTTTAACTTCCCAATCCTTAGTGGCTGTCTGTGTACTAACAATCCCCTCTTTACCAATTACTGACACAGAGGCTACACCCTTAGGAGCTTTAAGCTCACCAATTTGACGCTCTACGTTCTCTAGTCGCTCATTGGTAGGTACTTTTGTGCTGTCTAGTGACACAGTGTAGTCATTATTAGTCTTAGCTACCAGAATACCATTACCGGGATTCACAGTAGTGATAGTGTCTCTATCCTGTGTGACAACAGCTGAAATAGTCCCATCTGGCGAGATAGTGATACCCTGACCAGCTTTATATACCTTCCCGTTTCCACCTGAGCCTGAGCCATTGAGCTTAATCATGGCGTCCCTAGCACGGTTTAAAATCCATACATTCTCAGCACTATCCATGTAAGCATGGTTGCGGTCAGCATAGAACGGGTCAGGCTTCTCAGACTTGACAATAAGCCAAGTACCTTCATCAGGAAGGCAATCTTGGCAATAGTCTTTTCCATCATTACATTCACACTCATAGCATTTGTTACAAGTCATTAGTTCGTTTCCTTTCCTCCTGTGCTGTAGTAGTTCACACAGGTTCTAATCATACCCTTACCAAGCAGGCTATCTGTACCCTCTGTGAACTCAGAGGTGGTCTGCTTATTAGGTATCAGGGTGTACCCCTTACTATTATACCATATTGTATCTGGTGTAGTAGCACAGAAAGTGCTCTTTTCATGAACAGCTGGTGCAATAGGCTTATTAGTTGCAGTGTCAATAAAGGTAGTCACTGTGATATAGTCAAGTCCTTTAGCCTGAGCAATCCTAGCTTCTCTACCTACAGGAGGACACACAGAGCAGGCTGTCTTACACTCTTTAAGAGGTGCTAGGGTACATAAACCACAAGTAAGCTCATTCAGGAAGCCTGTACTCTCATGAATGTTAATGTAGTTAGGCTCAGGAGGCAGTTCTTTCAACTTAGCCTGATAAGGTACTACTGGCATTGAACTAATCACAGGAGCTGTATTCAGGTTAAATCCTGATACATTCTTCTTGTAGCTTCCTACATTAAATGCGATAGTGTCAGTGAATACTCCCCATATAATAGACTGAGGACCCTCTCCAATAGGATTTCTAGTGTAGTTGCTTAGTCTACCGTTCTGTGCTGTTACATAAGAGCCGTTGATAGGTATAGTGTAACCAGTATCCACTGAGAAGTAAGTACCCTGACCTGACTCAGCACCAAAAGGTTGTAGGTTCAGGATAGCTGTTTCCTTATAGGTAGGTTTAACTTCCTTACCGTCAGCGGTAAAGAAACGTACCTCTACAATAAGCTCAGAGCTATACTGCTCATTGCTACCCTCTGTGTGGATAGTAATTTGCTTATATGGATTTGTAGGTACTCCGATAATCACACCCTTCTTAGGGTGCTCAGTTGACACAAGAGTAATCCTCATCTTGATAGATGAAATCTCTTTCCCTGCCATGATTGTAGTTGCATTAGCAAAATCAATCGTCATTTCCTCACGCTCTTTTAAATAGGTATAGACCAATTCATTTGAGGTAAAGGTAGTAACATCAGGGATAGGATTGACACTTGCAGGCTCTTTAGTATCAGAGCTTAGCTTACGTCCTCTAATTGTCTTAGCCATAACAGCATTAGGAGACATTTGAAGGTACTGACTAGCCACTGCCTGAGGGAAGCCTTCCTTGGTCAAGTTAGCCTGTAAGGTAGAGATACGGCTTGTGTATTCTTGCTGGTCTTGTTGGTACTTAACAAGTGCACCCTTGTTATATTCATTCACAAAGGAAGCTTGCTCATTGTACTCACGTTTTAGCTTATTGTTATAAGCAATAGCGTCAGACACAGTAGAGTTAGAAGCTGTAACCAACTTATTGGCATTTCTTGTGAGCTCATTAATTCTTCCGCACAGAGCCTCGTTAGCTTTATTAAGCTCCTCAAGGTTCTTTTTATTTGCCTTAATTCGGTCATTTAAAATATCAGTCAGCCCTAGTGTGTGACACAGGACATTGATAAAGTTGTTTACAAACATAAATACATTGCTAAAGCCCTTAGAGCTAAGCTCCCTCATGTCACAGGGCATACCTATTTCAAACATGGGAGCTATTGGCTCTAGTAGGTCCTTGTGCAAGTCCTTAACCTTTTGGCAGGTATCATCACAGGTCTTGCCTATATCTATGCATTTAGGTTTGCAACCATTATCACACTGACATTCCTTAAACCTGCATTTCATACAAGTTACACAGTCTGCCATTAAAGCTCCTCCTCTGGTAGTGCTTCAAGAGTGGCTACAAGTCCCTCAAAAGAGCTGTCAGCTACCACAATCTTGGTTGTGGCATACTGATTATAAAGCTCAAGAATTTTATTCATCTGAGCTTGCAGGTCTTTCATTCCCTGAACCATTTTCTCTTGCTTCTGGTTGATACATTTGTTATTTTCATCAATAACTTTAGTGCGTGAGTAGATACAGCAAATATTCTTAATAATCCAGCATAGTTGCAATATCATATTCTTATAGACACAGGAGATACCCCTGAATAGCCTACCTAAGAACTTAGGAATATCACAGGCTAGTAGGGACTCATTCCGCTGTGCCATTAGCTTAATCTTATTATCATTTAGGTCATGTAAAGCGTTACATGCGTCTCTTCCCGGAGTGATAGTAGGGCAATCACACAAGGCATACTTTCTTGCCTGACATATGAAGTGCCCACACTTATCTCCACAGGAACTACATTCCTTAACAGTCAAATTCTTTCACCTCACAGCTTCCACAGTCAATCTCTACCTTAGGAATATCTGGCACAGGAGGAATATCAATAGGGATTAGGTTATCCCTTGTGAAGTTCACCTCTAGCTGTCCATAGGTAGGGTCATAAAGCCAAGTATCACGAGTAGAAAGTACGTGCACAGAGCCTCCAGTAGAGCCTGTGGTCTGTAGTGGTACTGTTCTATTGTACTCAATTCTACGGTTAGGGCTTTCATTAAAGGAACGGAATGGGTCATAGGCTTTATAGTAAACCTGATTACCTGCTCCGTCAAACACAGCCATGGTAGCTGTAGAAGCTCCTGTCATAGCACCTGTAGGCTCATATCTCACAGAGGTGATAGTAACAGCCTTTAGGAAAGCCTCTACATACCCTGTGGTTGTATTAAGCCTGAACTCACGCTCTACAGTCCCATTAATGCTACCATTACCAATTACAGCTCCACCTACCATGTTCCACTCAATGGTAAAGTTAGTACCTGAGGTTGATACCCTTGTGTAAGTACCTGAGCCTGCTTGTGAGCCTCTAGGGAACATGTTCATGCGGACTGTCTGGTTAGCAATATCAATAGACTTCTTCTGTGCGTCGTCTCTTAGCTTCTGAATGAGCCTATTTCGCACGTTATTGCCTATGTCATAGTTATTCTTAGCTATCTTAGCTAAACGCTCACAGGAAGCCTGCTGTGCGTTCTGGATACACATTTGCTCCTTACGTAGCTGGTCTGTCTGCTCACGTAAGCATTGGAACTCTTCTCCTACATGACAGAGCTGATTGATAATGTTCTTAGTAACACACCAGAGTCCATAGGTAGAGCGCCTGATAACATTAGGCAGGTTGACTACATACTTATTCCTAAGCTCATGTACCCCAGCACGTTGGAAACGCTCCTGTGCAATAGCCTTAAGGTCTTCACAGACATCAGGTCCTCTACCGATATTCTCACATTCCTCACACTCATTACACTTCTTACAAGGACGCTTAGGTCTTGGTCTAAGAGGTCTTGGAGTAGGAGGCACAGGAGGTTCTCCCGGCTTATCAGGTTTGTCAACCCTAGGAGGCTCTTGTGGAGGATTATTAGGCAAACTAGGCACAGGGAGCTGAGGCTCTAGCACTGGTCTAGGAGGCTCTTTAGGCTCTTCTGGCTTAGGTGGTATTGGGATATGTGGTACTTGGACATCAAGGCGGTCCATAGTAAAGTTCACATTCAAGCTACCTGAGGTAGGCTCTGCAATCCATGAGTCATAAGTAGAGAAGATAACCACCTGACCATCAGGCTGTCCTGTTTGGTAGATAGGTGTTTGTCTCTCCATAACCACACGGCGGTTTGGGTTATCTGAGAAGCTCTGATAAGGGTCATAGCTCCTTGACCAGATAGGCTGTCCTTGGTGATTATTGATTGTAAACACAGCTCCAGCAGAAGCCCAAGTGTCATTAGGGTTCATCTGATATTGCACAGACTGGATAGTATAGGCTACAATGTAAGCCTCAATTCTATCTTCCCGTCTTACAAAGCGGTACTCTACATTACCACGGACAGTACCAGTACCAACAATACGCCCTGTGTTTACCATGCGCCATTGTACTTCAAAGTTGTTACCGTTTGAGCTTACATGAGTATAAGCACCTCCAGCTGTACTAGAGCCATAGGTGAATACATTCATGCGAGTAGTTCGTTGCACACGGTCTAGCGCTTGTTGTAGGGCTTCATTCTCAAGCCTACGTCTACGCTCAGGGTCAACAGCCTCATCATATTCACGCTTCTTCTGACGGTAGACAACAATGTCCTTGTCATACTGAGCCTTGTCAGCTGTGTACTGGTCTTGCTTAGCCTTGTTACGCTTAGTACGCTCAGCGTTTTCTGCTGTAATACGGGTAATCTCAGCCTGAATAGCA